ATTGCAAAAGTTACTTCAACAAGCGTGACCAAGACCTATAATGACGGAAGTTATCTTGTGCCTTGTGTACTGATGGCGTGTTAGAAATGATACGCAAAATAACGAATGAGGTGATCGCCTAGTATGTTAGGTATCAATGCAATCTCAGCATTACCGATAAGTGATCTCGGCATTGTCTTTGTCTTTGAGAACGCTTCTGTTAGCGTATCTGCTCAGAGCACTAATACAGCATCATCAACCAGAATAAGAACAATCCAGGGGCAGTCAGCTAGCACTGCGTCTACGTCTGTCACAGCAGCAAAAGTTTCAAATGCGAACGTCACAGTTTCAGCAGCAGCAAGTAACACTGCCTCTGCCGAAAAGATAAATAACGCGCTTTCTGTTGTCTCGGCTGTATCTGCAAACAGCGCATCATCACAACGCATACAACAACCATCTGCTCAGTCTCAGGGTGTGGCATCAACGTCTGTACTCACTTCAATAGTCGTGAGCGCGTCTGCTACATCAACAGCTCAGGCTAGTGTTGTTGCCCCTATCACGCGGATATTAAGCAATTCAGGCGCTCTCTCGGCGCAATCGTCTTTGCTAGTAAATGCGCGTAAAAAATGGGAAGTGGTAGCAGAAGATTCTAGTATCTGGACAAATAGCACTACAGCAACAAACACATGGTCAACCATAGAGCCAGAAGAAGATATCTGGACTAATAAGGCCGCATAGAGGAAATTTGACATGGCTGACACGACAACCACCAACTATAGTTTTGTAAAACCAGAGGTTGGTGCATCTCAGGATAGCTGGGGTACAAAACTAAATCAGAATTGGGATGATCTCGATACCGATCTAAATTCTGTGTCAAATGCTGCTACATCGGCTGCAACAGCGGCAGGTACAAGCTATGACAACGCTACATCTGGCTTGGTAGCGACAGACGTACAGGATGCCATTGATGAGGTGGTACAGCGTCTATACCCTGTTGGCTCTATCTACATAAACGCAGGCGTAACGACTAACCCAGCGACACTGCTAGGATTTGGTACTTGGGTAGCGTTTGGTGATGGCAAGGTTATTGTCGGTCAAGACACTGGCGATGCCTCCTTTAACACTTTGGAAGAAACAGGCGGTAGCAAAGACGCTGTTAATGTCTCACACAGTCACACATACAGCGGAACAACTAGCGATCAGAGCAACACGCACACGCACAGCGGTACTACTGCATCTAATGGTACACACCAACACGATGCACCTGATCCACGCACAGCATTCCTAACTGTTGGTGGTGCTAGTCCTGATCTTGTTGGCGGCTTGGCTTCTGGAACTAACTTTAACAGTGGTATTAGCGCAGAAACACAAACCGATCCTGCTGGTTCGCATAACCATACTTTCACAACTGGTAACGCATCTACTGGTCATACCCACACATACTCTGGAACTACGGCCTCTGCTGGTGAAAGCGGAACTAACAAGAACTTACAGCCGTACATCGTTGTTAAGATGTGGAAAAGGACTGCCTAACGATGGCGCTTATTCCTCTGAATTTACCTGCCGGAGTTTATCGCAACGGCACAGAGTATCAGCAATCTAATCGCTGGCGTGACGCTAACTTAGTGCGATGGGAGGATAATTCACTTAGGCCAATTGGTGGTTGGCGTGAGCGTATTGAGACAGCATTCTCTGGTGTCGTTCGTGGGATGCTTTCGTGGACTGACAATGGTGGCGATAAGTGGATAGCTGCTGGCACGCACGACTCTTTATTTGTTACTAATGAGAATAACTCTGTAACCGATATAACACCTACAGCACTGACCACAGGTAGTGTAGACGCATCACAGAATACAGGCTTTGGTGGTGGATTCTATGGCACGTCTTACTTTGGCGTACCAAGACCAGAAGAAGGCGCGTATGGCGAGGCAACGACTTGGAGCCTAGATACTTGGGGCGAGTACCTAGTTGCCTGTAACCCGTCCGATGGTGTTCTGTACGAATGGGAATTGGATACAGGCGGTGTTGCCGATCCAATATCAAATGCACCTACAGATAACTTAGGGTTGATGGTGACAGAGGAGAGATTCCTATTTGCTTTAGGTGCTGGTGGTAATCCGCGTAAGGTTCAGTGGTCAGACCGAGAAGCCAACACTACCTGGACACCAGATGCAACGAATGAGGCTGGCTCACTGACACTGCAAACGCAAGGCGAGCTAATGGCTGGCATACGAATGCAGGGCAGGGCTTTGCTTTTAACTGACACAGATGCACACGCTGCAACCTATATCGGGCCTCCCTACGTTTATGGCATTGAAAGAGTCGGCACGAATTGTGGGCTTATTGCGAGGAAGGCACTAGCGTCTGTTGATAACATCGTCTATTGGATGGGTGTTGATGGTTTCTTTGCATTTGATGGCACGAAGGTAGATGAACTGCAATGCGATGTCTTTGACTATGTGTTTGACAGCATCAACCGAGTACAGAAGTCTAAAATCTACGCCATGCCTAACAGTGGACATGACGAGATTTGGTGGTTTTATCCTGACGAAGCGGCGAATGACAACACACGCTATGTTGCTTTCAACTATAAGGAAAATCACTGGATGATAGGCTCTGTATCGCGCTCTGCTGGCATAGATCGTGGTGTATACCCATACCCTATGGCTACAGACATATCTGGCAACCTATACGAGCACGAGGTCGGATTGAATGTTGATGGCGCTACTGTATTTGCAGAGACCGGCCCTTTATCTTTGGGGACTGGTGATCAGGTCATGATAGCGTCTAAGCTAATACCTGACGAGCAAACTCAGGGTGACACGATTGCTAAATTTAAAACCAGATTCCATCCTAACGATGTGGAGAGAGAGTACGGATCGTATACCATGAGTACCCCTACGTCTGTTCGCTTCACTGGTCGGCAAGTAAGGATGCGTATTGAGGGTGACAAGTTGGCAAAATGGCGCGTAGGTACAATGCGTCTTGACGTTACACCAAGAGGGACAAGGTGAGCGCACCAAACAGACCACCTGCTGCTATTGGCGGCGACTGGAAGCTGTGGGGCGAACGGCTGGTATCTTATATAGCCAGAAACGCTAATAAGCTACAGCACAAGAACAACAGAGAGACTGCCTCAGATGATGGCATCTTAATGTGGGACAGAGAGAACGCATATCCGGTAGTTTCATCTGGTGGTGTGTTTAGGCAGATAGTATTGGCTGATGGCTATGCTTTCCTGTTCCAGGATAACGACATAACAGCGGCTGCTGCCGATACTGATTATGCGATTGTATTTGATACCCCAGCGGCAGGTTTGTCTGAGGGTATAACTTTAGGCGATAGTCCGAACCAGAGTAGAATATATTTCGCAGAGGATGGACTGTACCTGTTAGCGTTCACTGCTCAGGTTTATTCTACTTCTGCATCGCAGATAGACTTTTATTTTTGGCCTAGAGTGAATGGTGTGGATGTATCGTCTGGTGCGACTAGATCGTCATTGCATAACAACACGCAGACTAAGCCTGTTAGCAAGTCAGCGGTTATTAATTTGCAAGCTGGGGATTACCTAGAGGCTTGTTGGGCTGTAAGTAACACTAGCGGCTCATTAGAGGCGTTTTCAGCTACGGCCTTTGCACCTGCTACGCCTTCTGTTTCTTTGTCTATAACGAGGATTAGGGCGTGACAAACGAGATAGAAAGGTGTCGTAAGTGGATAGAGGACGCGCTTGAGTATTCAGGCGGCACACACGATTTTGAGGATGTTGTTGATGGGATACGCTCTGGAACAATGCAGCTATGGCCTGCACCTAGAGGGTGTGTGGTTACAGAGATTGTCAGCTATCCCAAGAAAAAGGTTATCCACATCTTTTTAGCTGGTGGTGAGTTAGATCAGATACTTGATATGTATGATGATGTTTCAGAGTTTGGGCGATCTAACGGATGTGTTAAAATGACACTAGCTGGTAGACGTGGTTGGAAAAAGGTTCTTTCAGATTGGAAAGAGGAATTTATTGTTTTAGGCATAGATATTGAGGACAAGACATGAGTGGCGGCAAAGGCGGAAGCGAAACACAAAAGACAGAGATACCAGAATGGGCTGAAAGCTACATGAAGCAAAACCTACGCCGTGCTACTGAGGCTCAACAAATTGGTTACACACCATATATGGGGCCAGACGTTGCGGCGTTTAATCCTACGCAGCAAGCAGCTATGCAATCTAACATTGCGGCTGCACAAGCATTTGGGTTAGCACCACAAGGCATGATGGCAGGGCAAGGTATGCCAGCGCCGACTACCTACGCTGGTGGCGTTAAGGGTTACAGCGGAATGCCTTTGTATGAACAGGCACTAGCTGAGGTACAAGCACGTAGCCCAGAACAGGCTCGCGCCTATGAAAACCTTTTTGTTCATCCTACTAGGCGGCTATCTTATGTAGACAACAGTTATGTGCCTGTAGACGAAGGGCAAAACAGCGTCACTGGTGACGTGAGATTTATACCATTTAGGAGGTCACGATAATGGCTGGAGCAGCTATGGGTAGGCCGCAAGCAGTGCAGCCAA